GGCAGTCTTTCCGACTCTCTCCCCGGAGCTGACCAGTGAAGGCCGGCCCCAAGGCCCCTGTGACGGCCCCACGCCTCGATCTGAGCCATTTGCCGCCTGTGGGCTGGCGCCGCGTGGTCGCGTTCGCCGAGGAGTATCTCCGCGTACCGAAGGGTACGGGCGCTCTAGAGCCATTCCGGCTGCGCCCCTGGCAGGTCGAAATCGTCAAGGCTCTCTACCCCGAGGGCGACCGCCCGCGTCAGGGCCTCCTGTCGATGCCTCGCGGCAACGGCAAGACCGGCCTTGCCGCGGTGCTCGCGGCGTACGCCCTGTTCGCCGACGACGTCGAAGGCGCTCAGGTTCTCGTCGTCGCCTCGGACGAGCGGCAGGCAGGCATGGTCTACCGCGCTGTCCGGCGCATGATCGAACTCGACGAGCGCCTCGCCGATCAGGCGCAGGTCTACGCCGATCGCATCTACCTGCCGAACACGGACTCGGAACTGCGTACGCTGCCCGCCGACGTCGGCGCGCTCCAGGGCTGGGACCCGACGCTCATGATCGTCGATGAGCTCCACGTCGTGACCGAGGAGGTCTGGGAGGCCGTCACGACGGCGTCAGGCAAGCGCGCTCAGTCGCTGACGTTCGCCATCTCGACGCCGTCGGACTCCTCGGAGTCCGTCATGTGGCGTCTCGTCGAGCACGGCCGGTCCGGCACCGACCCGGGCTTCGTCTTCATCGAGTACGCCGCCCCCGATGGGTGCGCGCTCGACGATCGCGACGCCTGGCGAGCCGCCAACCCCGCACTCGGCGACTTCCTCCACGAGGACGCCGTCGAGGCGCTCATGCCGCCGAAGACGCGCGAGGCCGCGTTCCGGCGCTACCGCCTCGGGCAGTGGGTCGGCCAGGCCGACACATGGCTTCCGTTCGGCATCTGGGAACCGCTCGCCGAGCCGCGCACGACCGACACGAGGACGCCGGTCGTCCTCGCGTTCGACGGATCCGCGTCCGGCGACTCGACGGCCCTTGTCGGCGTCACGGTCGAGGAGGCGCCCTACGTGTTCGTCGTGGACGTCTGGGAGAACCCGGGCGATCCGCGTTGGCGCGTTCCGCGAGCCGAGGTCGACGCCGCTGTGGCGCACGCCTTCGGCCTCTACAACGTCGTCGAGCTCGCCGCCGACCCGTGGGGCTGGCGGTCCGAGATCGAGGCATGGGCCAAGCGCCACGGCGAGAAGCACGTCGTCGAGTGGAACACGGGCGCGGCCTCCCGCATGGCTCCCGCGACGGACCGCCTCTATCAGGCCGTCGTCACTGGCGCCGTCACGCACGACGGAGACGAGCGCCTCGCCCGCCACATGGGCAATGCCGTTGCGCGGTCTACCCCGATGGGCGACCTCGTGAGCAAGGACAAGCGCGGCTCGAAGCGAAAGATCGACGCCGCCGTGGCCGCGATCGTCGCGTTTGACCGAGCCGCCTACCACTTCCACCACAAGAAGCGCCGAAAGGTGGTCTCCTACCGATGACCAACGCTCTAACGCTCGCCGAGAGGCTCTCCGGCTACCTCGACGAGACAGCGCCCCATCTGGCGCGCCTGGACTCGTACTACGACGGCGCGCAGGCCGCCGCCTTCCTCGCGAAGGAGGCCCGCGAGGCCCTCGGGAGCCATTTCCGCTCGCTGGCCGTGAACTTCCCGCGCCTCGTCGTGAACAGCGTCGCCGAGCGCCTGACTGTAACGGGCTTCCGCACCGCGGGCCCCGACTCGGCGCCTGACGAGAGCCTCTGGCGCATCTGGCAGGAGAACGACCTGGAGGAGGCGTCCGCACAGGCGCACGTCGAGGCGCTCACGCTGGGCCGCTCCTTCGTGATCGTTTGGGCCGGCGCCGACGGCAAGCCGCTCGTGACCGTCGAGTCCGCTCGTCAGGTCGCCGTCTACCGCGACCCGGCGACGCGCGAGGTCTCTGCCGCGCTGAAGCGCTGGACGGACGGCGGCAAGGCGTACGCGGTCGTGTTCACGCCGGACGGCGTCACCCGGCTCCAGTCGCGCGGGCACGTCCCGTCCGAGGGCTCCATCCCGGCGTCAGGCTGGGAGGTCGTCGAGACCCTCGACAACCCGCTCGGCGTCGTCCCGGTCGTGCCGATCGTCAACCGTGGGCGCCTCATGCAGCTCGACGGTGTGAGCGAGATGGAGGACGTTCTCGGCCTCACGGACGCCGTCAACAAGGTCGCGACGGACATGCTCGTCACGAGTGAGTTCTACGCCCGCCCGCGTCGCTGGGTCACGGGCCTGGAGGTCGTCGAGGACGAGGAGACCGGCGAGCCGATCAACCCGTTCGGCACGGAGGCCAACCGCGTCTGGCAGTCCGAAGCGCCCGAAACCAAGTTCGGGCAGTTCGACGCCGCGCGCCTCGACGGCTACGGCGACGCGCTCGCGACGCTGACGCAGCAGATCGGCGCGCTTACCGGCCTGCCGCCTCACTACCTCGGCCTTCACGGCGACCAGCCCGCGAGCGCCGACGCGATCCGCTCTTCGGAGTCGTCGCTCGTAGCGACAGCCACCGCGCGCCAGCGCTCCTACGGCCAGGCGTGGGCCCGTGTCGCGGCGCTCATGATCGCCGTTCGTGACGGCGTCGACCCGGCGAGCGTCGAGGTCGAGACCGTCTGGGCTTCGCCGGAGACCCGCACGCCCGCTCAGGCCGCCGACGCCGCCGCGAAGTTGGCCTCCATCGGCATCCCTCTCACGTTCATCGCGGAGACGACGCTTGGCTTCTCGCCCGCACAGGTCGTGCGCATGCGTGAGCTGAAGCGCACTGACGCTCTCGACTCCCAGGGCGTCGACCTGACAGGGCTCGTCGCGTGACGTTCGGCGACGCCGTCGAGGAACTGACCACGCGCACAGAGCGGCGCCTCGTGGCGCTGTTCGAGCGGTTCCTCGCCGAGGAGATCACGGCCGAGGTCTTCCGGGCTCAGGCGGTCGCTCTCGTCGGCGTCGCCCGCGCCCGCGCCATCGGCCTCGCTGACGTCGGCCTCGCCGCCGCCGTGGAGGCCGAGTACAAGCGCCCGACGCCGGTACTCGGCCTGACCCCGCCGTCGGACGACGCCGAGCGGCTCGCTAAGGGCATCACGACGCTCCTGGAGGCCCTAGCGGACGACGGGGACGTCGTTGCCCGCATCGCTCGCTACGGCCGCTCAGAGCCCGCGGAGGCCCTCCAGACGGCCTACGTAGACGGCATGCGTCTGCGGAAGATCCCGGGCTACTCACGTGGCCTGAACCCCGGCGCTTGCCAGCTCTGCGTCTGGCTCCGCAAGGAGGGCTACGTCTACCCCGCCGAGGCGAACTTCCACCGCCACACAGGCTGCACCTGCTACCCGATCCCCGCGTTCCGCTGGGGCTACTGAGGAGACCACCACACATGACCAACTCCACCACTGAGACCCCGGAGGTCGAAGGACAGGAGACGCCCGAGACCGAGACCCCGGAGGTCGAGGAGGGCACCAAGGAGGAGCAGCAGGAAGACACCTTCCCGCGCTCCTACGTCGAGGAACTGCGCAAGGAGTCAGCTCGCTACCGCGAGCGCTCCTCGGGGCTGGCGAAGCGTCTGCATACGGCGCTCGTCGCCGCGACAGGCCGCCTGGCGGACCCCGCCGACCTCGACTTCAACGACGCGCACCTGGACAACCCGGAGGCCCTGGAGGCCGCTATCGAGTCGCTCCTCGCGTCGAAGCCCCACCTCGCCTCTCGGCGCCCCCGCGGCGACGTCGGGCAGGGCGTACGCGCTGACGAGACGGCCGTCTCGCTCGGCACCCTCCTCCGCGCTCGCGTCTGAGCGCGTCCTTCGAACAGAGAGGCCACATCATGGCTGCTAGCACGACCAACTCCCCGGAGCTGACCTCCGAGCAGGTCCAGAAGATCCTCATCGAGCCCCTGGAGACCGCCTCGGTCTTCCTGGCCGCCGGTCCCCGGATCTTCGACACCGACGGTTCGCCGGTCCGGGTGCCGTCCCTCGCGAGCATGGGCGCCCCCGCCTGGCACGGCGAGAACGAGCAGATCACCGAGGTCGACGCCGGCTTCGGCGAGATCGCGCTTCTTCCCTCGACCATCAAGAGCCTGAAGAGCCTGACGCGGTTCTCCAACGAGCTCGCCCGGCAGTCGGTCGTCTCGCTCGACTCGGCCCTCCAGGCCCGCATGGTCAAGGACGTCGCGAACAAGCTGGACGCCGCCTTCATCGCTGGCGACGGCACCGTCGTGAGCGGCTCGCGCACGACCCCGCTCGGTCTCCTGAACTACACGGGTGCGCAGACGGTCGACGCCGCACCGACCGCGCTCGACCCGATCGTGGACGCCTGGGGCCTGCTCCTGGGCGCCGGCGCGAACGTGACCGCCGCCAAGTGGCTCATGAACCCGGCCGACTTCGTCGCGCTGCGCAAGATCAAGCAGGGCACCGGCTCGAACGGCTACGTGCTGACCCCGGACCCGACGGCCGATGGCGTCTTCCGCCTGTTCGGCGCTGAGGTCAAGGTCTCGACGCACGTTCCCGCGGGCAGCGCGATCCTCGCGGACTTCTCGCAGGTCGCCGTCGCTCGCGACTCGGCGCCGTCGGTGAAGATTCTTGACCAGACCTTCGGCGACTACGACCAGATGGCTATCCGGGTCACGGCGCGCTACGACGCGGCGCCGCTGAACCCCGAGGCCGTCGTCATCGTCAAGGCCGAAGAGGACTGATCCGTCCCACAGAGCGGGGCTCTCCGTATCCCGGGGAGCCCCGCTCGACGCCTGAGGAGGGCAGCACATGGCATGGCCTGACTTCCCGCCGCCCGAGCAGTTTGCGGTCTACGGCGAGGCCGGTGAGCTCCTGTCCGGCTCCGTCGAGTGGATAAGCACACCAGACGGCTACACACAACAGCCCGTCGAGTTCTCCGACGGATACGCCCACGGCCCGTCGATCAAGGCGGGCTGGTTCCCCCTCGCCGCGCTGGAAGCGTGGATCGCCGCTCATCCCGGCTACGACCCGGAGGACCCTGGCGCGGCCCTCGACCCCGACCCCGACCCCGAGCCGGAGGCGAGCGCGCTCGCGCTGGCCGTTGCGAAGTTCCTGGACGGCGCCGATGACCCGGCGCTCGTCGAGCTCGCCGAGGAGCACGCCGCCGTCATGACTGCGCTCGTGCGCGCCTACACGCGCGGACGCGGATTCGGCGCCGACGGAGAGCCGGTCGAGGACGTCCGAGCCGTGATCGTCACGGCGACGGCGCGCCTCGTCTCGAACCCGGAGCAGACGGACAACTACGCGGGCGGCGCGGGCGTCCGCGGCGGCTTCGTGGGCTTCTCGCTCCCTGAGCAGATCGTACTCAACGCCTACCGCCGGAGGTCCGCGTGATCTTCAAGGACCGGGTGACCGTCGAGGTCAAGTCGGGCTCCTCGTGGGTCTCGGTCGGAACCTTCCCGGCCGAGGTCAAGCCCCTGAGCACCGACGAGCAGATCACGGCAGGGCGCGACGCGGTCATCACGCGCTACCGCGTCTACGTCTCACGGCGGGCACCGCTCGGCGCCGCTGTGCGTGACGTCCGCGTCATCTGGCGCGACTACGGCGCGGGCGTCGAGGGCACCGTCGGAACCTACCTCGACATGGACGGCGGTGTCTCGCAGCACGTCCGCAACCGACGACTCATGTACTTCTCCTTCGTGACGAAGTCCGTCCTCGGGTAGCACAAAGGCCCCGGCCTCCCACACAAGGGAAGCCGGGGCCTTTCGGCGTTTCTGGCTACGGGCGCTCGATCGTCACGGGGCCACGCGGCGTCATGACCTCGCGCGCCTCGTCGTCGAGGTAGACGAGCACCGGCTCACCGTCCCGGCCCTCGATCGCGACGAACGAGCGGCCCTCGCGGTTGCCTCGCTCCGGCGCGATCCACACGCACGGGAGGGGCTGCCCGCTGGCGTCTTCGTACGTGCACGGCGGGATCGAGTCGCTGAACGCCGCCGTGCGGCTCAGCGCGGCCCCGACGCCGACCGTCGCCGCGACGGCCGAGAGCGCCACGAGCAGCCACAGGAGCGTCTCGAAGCGCTGCATCACCGTGCCGCCTTCCGGGCAGCGATCCGCGCGTCCGCCTCGGCGAGCCGCTCGGTCAGCTCATAGAGCGTCGCCTCCGTGAGTGCGCCGAGTTCATTGACAGAGAACGCGTGGTTGCTCATCTCGTCGATGAGCCGGGCGGCCTGCTCGACGAGCGCGGCGTCGAAGTTGACCCACTCCGCGCCACACTCGTCACACCCCCACTCGTCCGGCGAGCCCGCCACGGCGTGCTGAGCGTCAGTGTGGGTGCACCGCCCCGTGTAGCGGCGACGGCGGGGTGCGGGTGCTGTGATCGAGGCGAGGCCGGCCTGAGATGAGGTCTGGTGCTGGTTCATGATCGTCCTCCAGTTCAGCGGATTGGCTTACCTGGAAGACCTTACGCGCAAGTGGCTACAGTAAGCAACATGGATCGCATCTACGCCCGGATCTCCCTGGAGACGGAACGCTCCGGCTCGGTCGCGAAGCAGCTCGCCGCGCTACGTCGTGCAGCGACGGGCAAGGTCGCCGAGTACGTCGACCGCTCGACGTCCGGCGCCGTCCCGTTCGCTGAGCGCCCCGAAGGCGCGCGCCTGCTCGCCGCCCTCCAGCCCGGCGACCGCGTGCTCGTGACGAAGGTCGACCGGTGCTCGCGCTCGACGCGCGACCTCCTCGGCCTCGTAGAGCGCGTGGAGACGGCCGGAGCGACCATCACCTTCACCGAGCAGGGCATCGCCACCGAGGGCCCGACGGGCCGTTTCGTCCTGACCCTCCTCGGCGCCCTGGCCGAGATGGAGCGCGCACTGATCGCCGAGCGCCGCCGCGAGTCGCTGGAGGCGTTCAAGGCGGAGGGCCGCCACGCCGTGGGCCGAGCGCCGTTCGGGCTGCGCTCCGTGCCGAACCCCAACGGCCGTGGCCTCGTGCTGCGTCCGGACCCGGACGAGGCCCCGACCCTCCGCGGCGTCGTGGAGAGCCTTCTCGAGGGCCAAGCACAGGCCAGGCTCGCGCCGCTCGTCGGCATGGGCGAGCCCGCCTTCTCGCGCCTCCTGCGCAACGAGCGCCTCGCGGGGATCCTCGGCTACGACGCCGACGGCGTACCCCGGCTCGACCCCGATATGGCCGTCTTCGACCTCACCGAGTGGGAGCGCCTACAGGCGTACCTCTCGCGCCCGGCGAAGGCGTGGTCCAAGGCGGAGGGCTACGGCGCGGCGCTGGCGTGCTCCGAGTGTGGGGACCGCCTGTACCTCAACGTCGCCGCCCGCAAGCCGCAGTACGCGACGTACCGGTGTCGCAAGGTCAAGCAGGCACACAAGGGCCCCGGCGCCGCCGTGGGCGCGTCCGTGATCCGCAACAACGCCGACGCCTTCATGGAGAAAGACTTCCTCGCGCGCTTCGGCGCCGAGCCGGTCATCGAGGAGGTGACCGTCTCGTCGGACGCCGTCAGGACCGAGGCCATCTCGGTAGCGCGCCTGCGCCTGACGGCCGCCAGGAGGGCCCAGGACGCCGCCAGGACCCCCGAGGAGGAAGACACCGCAGACGAGGCGTACAGGGCCGCCAGGAGGGCTCTGAGGGACGCTGAGGAGCTGCCGTCCGAGACCGTCGTCGAGGCGCGCGACACCGGCATGGACCATGCCGAACTGTGGGAGATGCTGCCGGACAGCGAGCGCGGCGCCTTCCTCGCCGCGGCGGGCAGGTGGGTCGTACGGCCGGGGCGGCTGCCGATCGAGGAGAAGTTGCAGTTCCGACCTAAGGAGGACTAGAGCGGTCGCGGGCGCCAGGAGTGACGAAATCGCCGGGTGACGCCGGGCGTGCAGCGCTCTGACCTGCGCAGAGTGACGAGAGTGACGAAAGTGCTGTTGTTTCTAGTTACCCCTCAAGAAAACTCTCCTCCTGCAAGTAATAGAGAACAGCAGCACTTTCGTCACTTTC